GTACCCAGACCAGACATGTCGGGCTTCTTGGGCGCCATGCACCACGTCGTCAGGGAGAGAGGCGAGAGCTTCAGTCCTGCCGAGATATTGAGTATGCATGACCAGAGCTTGGGTGGTAGTCATGTAGATTTAGGCGACAAAAAACCAAGAAATAGGGCCAATGGTAGCGACACCGCTCATTCACTCACACCAAGAGCCACCACCTTCTGGTCAAGGAGCAGGAACCCAAAAGCCGAAATAACCAGAGATAGTGTTGGTTTTTTACGAGAAAAAGGTCCAAAAAGAGCCATACATAAAACTCAATATCACGAGTTCGGAACCAAGACAGGTAGCACTAAATCAGAGGCTCTGGATAGCAAGAAGGCGCATAACTCCTCTGAGATAATGCGTGAGTATCTAATGTCTGGCGTCCAATACAAGTTCGGGTCAATTGACCCTAACACTGGTAGGAGGAGGCTCGGCTCACCTGTGATGAGAATACCAGTCAATGAGATGTTTAGAGGTGAACACGGTTTTCCTTTTGAGAACGATGGAGAGGGCGGATACTCGGCTTTTGAGAAAGCTCTTTTTGCTTTAGGTGGCTCTTTGGGCATGGAAGACACAAAGAGAATAGCGGAGCTTCAAAGCGAGCTGGAGGAGATTGAGCTATCAGGCGAGGATGCCTCTCAAGAGTTGATAGATGAACTGAAGGGACGCATACACACGCAACAGTCTAATTTACGAGCTAAAATTAATGACTATGATAAAGATGAACTTAAACAAAAGGAAAGAAGAGCCGAAGCTGAAGAAAGAGCTAGAATGGAAGTTGCCAAGAACATAGTCATACCTGCTATGTTAGAGATAGAACCTAACTTAATTGACCCTAATAATCCTGAGCAAACCGTAGCTAACCTATCCCAAGCCATGCATGATGCTGAGTTGATTATGAAGCACATGCCTCACGGCTTCCATGGTCAAAGTATCAGGGACATCATGATTGGGGATGCTGTTGATGAGCAGACGATAGATGCTATGGTCGGTGGCGACATGTTCCGTCGAAAAGCCAATGTGCTTGAGAAAGAGGGCTTTCCGCTTAGTTTCCCAGAGAGCGGAAAAGTCGAAGATATGCATGTCACAGCGAGTTTGATAGGCATAGGATTAGATGACCCCATGTACTTCACTGACCCCGGATACAGGGAGTACATGAGGGAACTCCTAGAGAGTCTGGAGGGCAAGCCCGCTCATTATGCAATGACTACCGCTCGACTCGCAGCACACGCTAACGAGGACTTCCATCTCTTTGACGATGATGAAATGAAAGAGGACCCAATGAGAGCCCATCAATTGATGGACCAAGAGTTAAACCGCTATAGGAGTCAAACGCGCGGTCTTAAACTTCCTGACAAACACAGAAGTGAATACAATTCCAATAATGAGCATTACAATTCGATAAATAACAATTACATGAAACTCAGTATGGCACACAAAGGCACCAGTGCTATACAACACGGTCTTTCTTTGAGTGACTTACCCAAAGACATACATGGTGATGAGGATAAAGGCAAAGGTGCAGCAAGACATAGTTATGAACACGCCATTGCCAGAGCCAAGAGAAAGGCCAACAGTCTAGTTCTTTTCAATCCAGAAGCAAGGGTGGCAGCACCAACGCCTCCTCCTGCTATGCCTGAAGGACAGATGACACTGGACCAGTTTGGTGATACAGGTACTAATTTGAAGCGTCCGATAAAAATGGGCGATGCCAAGATAGGTCCAGTCACTAACCCAAATTCGGATGCCATAATCGGGTCCCGTTACACAAGTGGAGGTATTCAAATGCAAATGGGCACAGAACTACCTGCGGCTTCTGCTTCGCTTAATTTAGGCTACGATGGAAATATGGAGTATGGGACAAATACCAGCGCTGGCCTAGCGGTAATGCCAAGCGAGCCAGTAATGAAAGAATTGATGGAACATTTTCAAGAGGGTTCTTACAGTCAGATGGATGGCTATTTCCAAGCCAATGGTGTCAATGAGGCTATGTTACCAAGCACCACTTCCAACATGGAGAGGGTATCGGAAAGCAACCCAATGTCAGGATTGCAGGTCCCACATGAGATAGCTAAGTCCTTACCAAAGGAAATGCCACTAATAGAGCCCTATCACAAGATATTCGACATGGAGGACCTGCAAGAGCTACGGGGTTTCACTGGGGAATGGGTTGTCTCTGTAATGGAAGAGGGCACTAGAGTGAAAGTAACTAGGAAGTCGAATAGGATAGAGGTCAAGGATGACGACAATGAGGATGTTGGCACAAGCGATGGTATGAGAAGCTCCCTTAGAAAAATAGGGAAGAACAACTATGTCATGGATGCTGTGCTTAACAGCTCTGGTTTGCACATATTCGATATCATGCACTACGATGATACCGATGTTACTGATATGCCCACTAGGGAGAGGATAAAGTTACTACGTGGGCAGTTTGACAGTAACGAGAATGTTTTCGTGCCCGGACCGTTCAATCTGAAAGTCACCGATGATGATGGTTTGAGCGATGCGATAAAATTCCTACAGAGGGAGAATAAGGACTCAAAGCTACTACTCAGGGATGCTAAGTCCACTTACATGAAGGGAGAAGAGAAGCATCCAAAGTGGATATTGATGACCAAATCCGATGATGACTACCATGTGCCATTTGGCATGGAGATAGATGGGGAGGTCTTCATACTACACTTTGACCATGACATACTCAAGTACGACATAGTGGAGGATAGCTTGGAAAACCCACGTTCGGCTTTGGGCGGCCTCAAAGACCGGGACTACACGATGATACTAGCCAAGAGTCTGGAAAAATACTGGGAGCCCGCTTTCCAACAGATGCTCAAAGCAGAGAAAAGAAAAATAAAAGAAATCGTTGAAGAAGAGGATGTGGACGAGGGAATGACTGAAGAGAGGTCCAAAAAGATAGGTAGACAGAGTGGTGGTATTCTAAAGCCCAATGAGGACCAGAATATTCTTCTTAAACCAAGCACTATACAGACCTTGGAAAAAATAGAAAAAATCCTTGATTCCTTGGAAAAAGGACAATTTCCAATGACAGCAGGTAAAGGTCTGGGCGTTGATGTAGGTAGTGATATAGACAGTCCTAGAGGCCCTACTAAGCTAACTAATGAAGCGACTCTACCTGATTGGGATATGAAAGAAAGACCAGAGCAGGACCCTGAGAAGCCGGAAGACTATCCAAAAAAGAAGAAAATAGCCTCTCGGTCTAACGATTCTTAAGATTGTAAAAATTTTTTTTACGTGCGCTTGATTGATATAGCATTACTTGGCATTTCATAATTAGTGTGCTGTCACAAGAGCGTCTCTATGGTGTTGACGAGTCCATTGGACTCCTTAAGGCTGGCAATGACCTCGTTGTTGCAGGATACGCTAGTGTGGAGCTAGTAGACAAACAAGGCGATTTAATTACAAAGGAGGCATTGAAGGACGGATTTCGGAAGTTTATGAGCGACCCGAAATATAGAAACGTCCAACTAGCCCACTCAAATATACAGGTAGGAGAAGTAGTACCATCATATACAGATACAGAAGGGAGGTTATGGAAAAGCGAAGTTGACGATGTCGGCATGTTTGTAGTAATACAGCTCAGAGACGACATCGAAAAAGCACGAGAAGTTGCCGCCGAAATTAGGAAAGGCAAACTAAGGGGATTTAGCATCGGAGGACAAGCATTCAAGCGAGTTAGGAAGAGCGACCCAAGACACGGCGACTATCAAGAAATCAGCAAGCTAGAACTCCACGAAATCACAATTTGTGAAAAGGGGATAAATCCAGAAGCAACATTTAGAATTCTAAAGCAGGAGACTGACTCAGAAAACACAGAAAAAAATAAGGTGAAAAAAATGACAGAAGATAATGACATGCAGACACAGTTGGGTGACGTTCTTACTCGACTAGAGACTAGGCTTGACAGTATGGAGAAAGGAATGCCTCCACAACTGAAAGAGCAAATGAAAGACAAGAAAGATGAGGACAAGGACGATAAGGATAAGGCCATGGACAAGAAAGATGACAAGGATGAGAAAATGTACGCAGATGACGCTAAGAAATCTGATGACTACTCTGATGTTATCTCATCTGAGTACCTTGACTGGATGGAGAACACCCTAAAGAGTGCTGGTGTTGACATCGCAGGAGCTAGGGGTCACTTCGATGACCTAGCAAAAGCCAACCTTGGTTCAACCCCTGAAGAGTTTGACTTAGATTACGGTCAGACTCCTAACAGAGAGTCCGAAGGTGGCAAGCCATCTACTAACGCCATAGCAAGACTAGGCGGAAAGGGCGAGAAGAAAGATGTTAAGAAATCTGACTTCCTAACACCTGACCTAGTATCAGAGTCAGATGTAGAGGCTGCATACGAGGTCTACAAGGCCGCAGCAATGGAGCAGGAGTTCAGGGGTTCACTAGAGTCCCGATTCGCA